GACCGTCTTTGACCGTGATGGTGTTCGAAGCACCATAAGAAGCCGGAACGAACGATGCGGTGTCCTGCCATTGCAGTTGGCATGTCTGGGTTACGGAATCCCACAAAGCCCCCCTCGGTGTGAACAGGCGCACCGGCGTACCGACCGTGATGCCATTCAACGGGATACGCCAGAGAGGCATGTACGCGTCAACCGCGCCGGACAATATCTTCCCTGACGGAATGGTCGGATCAGCGGCGGCAGTCGCATTCGGCGAACCCTTCAACACGGTCAATGCCACATTCTCATTACCGGTCTTGGAATCTCGATGGTAGTGTGCGCAGATGATGTCATTGCGTTTCATGCCCTGCGACCCGTTGGAGATCGTCACCGATTCCGCCGACGTGATATGCCAGTCCAAACCCTGTATCGACGCGCAGCCGGTGCCGACCGTCGCCCTGTTGGATGAACTCATCGAGCATTTGAACACGTCGCCCCAGTCGTACACCACGTCGGACTTCGAGAACTTGGCCTGATGGATGATCGCCTTGTCCTCGCTTGAGATGTGTGCAACTCCGGCCTTGCCGTCAACCAGTTCGATGGTCACTGTTCAACCTCCTTCAACCATGCTTCAAACGAAGCGTCATCCTTCTGCATGAACGCCATGAAAGACGTATTGCATTTGGAGCATAATTCGTAAATGTCGGGCGTCACGTCATCCGCGATGCGGGTCGCCTTGCCAGCCGAATAGCGGCGCACGGTGAACCATTCACGCGCCTCCGTATCGCCAGCGGCGACATAGGCGGTCTTGCCGCACTTGTCGCACACGTATTTCGAGTAACCGTCAGATTTCACTAGCCTATCCTTTCAAAAGTGAAACAACCGAGCGAAGGCAACTGCCTCCACGTGCCGCCGAAATCAACGGAAGGGTCAACACCAGTCGTGTTCTGGACCACGTATCCGATCGGAAACACGACCCGCCCGGAAGCGCCGTCGCCGACATGCGCGCTGATGACACCATCCACGCTCACGATCGATGAACCGTCCACCCTCACGCCACCAAGCACGTCCGTGGACGCCTTCGGCAGCGTGTAGGCGTTCGCGCCCCGTTCGACCGAAGCGAGCTTCGACCGCTCGGAATCGGTCATCATGCCCGATTTGGCATTGTCGGCCACGGTCTTGGCCGCATCGGCGACGTTCTTCGCATCCTCGGCGGTCTGATTCGCCTTGCCGATCTGCGCCGCGAAACCGGAAGCCGTCTTGTTCGCCGACTCGGCGACCTGCCTGACGGCATCCAAATCTTCGGAAGCGACCTCCGCGTTGATCGTGCCGCCTGAAATTGATAGGCCACGGCCAGCCGTCAAAGACACGCCACCGCCAGTCGAACCCGAAGACGAAGAGGAAGAGGAAGAACCGGAATAGTTCGCGTTCGCCGACTGTACAGGCAGTCCGACCTCGAACGTCGAAGTCAAAATCCCGGAATCGATTTTCACGATCCGTTTCGTCACCACGGCGGTGACGTTGACGCCGGAAGTCTGATCCGTCGCGACAATCTTGTCATCCACACGCAGACCGTCGCCGACCTCATCGGACAACGTCACCTCGACCGAACCACCGGTCTGCAATTCCTGCAGATGCTTCTTCGTCTCGGATTGCAGCGTGCCCAAATCCGCATTGGAATAGTCGTATGTGGCGCATACCTCATCAGCGCCAACGAGCGTCTGCGTCTGACTCACCACGCCGGTTGCATCCGCGAAATAATTGACCACCAGACGGTTCTTGAGCTCCTGCGAGCCAAGGCCGATGAGATGATTCACCGCGCGACGGTTGGTCTCGGCCTTGAAATCCACCAAGTCGGAATCGATCGTGTTCGTGATGGTCTGCACCGGCACGATACCAAGCAGGATCTTATTGCCGGACGTTTTGAAATCAAGCCTGCGGCCACATGATGCAAGCAATGTGCGCAAGCCGGTGTAGGCGTCCACATAACGTGGATTCTGGAACATCCAATTCGACAAAGTGGAAGCATCGGAGGAATCGACAGTGAACACCGAATCCAAACCGATGCGCTTCAAAAGGTTTTTGAGGATGTCAGGCAGCTTGCCGGAGACGGTCAGGTAATCCTGATTCGCGTCCGGCTGCAATATCTTCGCTGCCAGCATTCCGGTCCATGATTGGCCGATCCAGGTTGTCGTGGAAGTTCCTCCGGCGACGGACACGCGACGATCGACTATTCGGCCTCCAACATCACTTCCATCGAGCCAGAAATACCAGCCTTGTGAAATGTTCGGCGCGAGTGCGTCATCGATGGTCAGTTCGAAGTCGTTTTCGTCCGTGCCGCAAGCCCAATCCAACGTCACCTGCGATACGCTCGCACGTGGCGTCAGCTTGCCGTCGGCGAGGATAACGTCAGCCATGGCACACCTCCAGAAACGTCAAACATGGTCAAATCGATGCCATAATTGCCGGAAACCGTCAATAGTGATTCTCCGGCCGGTATTGGCTCGAAAACATATGAGCCGCTTCCACTGCCGTTGCCGCGAACGCCCTTGTCGAAAACATCCGAAACGTCGCCGTTTTCGGCTGTCAGCGTTATCGTCTTCCGTAATCCGGTGGCCGACAGCGATACATGACCGCCTTCCGGCACTGTCACGTCAACCGCGTAAGTGTTGCCGCCAATCTGGAAAGACGGGTTGACGCAAGGGCCGAAAATGACCGCGGTGAACTCAGCGGCCTTGCCGGTCGGATTATGCACCGTCAAAGCGATTCTCGACGGAGCCAAATCGGTCGGCAGGTCCAACGGAAGGTCAATCTGCGAACCGGTGCCTGCCGTCATCGGAAAGAAATGCTGCACCGGCAGCGAGCGACGCCAAACGCCATCGCAAAGGACAATCGTGTAATCGACTTGCGCGTATTCCGGCCATGGCACGAGGCCCAGCGAAGAACCGACGACATAAGCTTGTTGCGTCCATTCGCCATCGACCGTCAACGTGCCAGGCCGGACTGCCTGCACGTCCGAGTCGAAAGCCGTCTGCACCATGTCCAATCTTGACGGATCCGTGGTGCGGACGGTCATTCTCGCCGTCGAAGCGTTCCGGCTCACCGATTTGATGCCGCGAGTGGCCAGCGTGTACGTCCATGCGTATCCGCGCATTTCCTGCAGGTCAGCCACCCACAAATCATCGGCGTTGAGGTCGATGACCGTGCCATCATGCGACGTGTATTCAAGTTCGCGCATATTTGCGGATCAACCTCCCCAAGTCACGGTCGCCGACCGTCGAATCATCGGACGCGGCGCTGATAATCGCGCCAAGATCGTTGTGCAGACTTGTGATCGCAGCAACGACGGCACGCGTATCCACCTGCACGGAAACGTCCGGCATGCTGTGACTTGTCATGAACGCCTCTCGTGGGATGCGCATTTCATTGATGGCGCGCATGGCCTCAATCCCGTAATAGTCGACAGCGGCCGCCCTGTGCGTGTACTCGCCCGCCGCCAATCTGGCGTTGAGCAAGTACACACTGTCGCTGAGCGAATTGCCGGGCGCCCACGCGGGGTCCACGTAGCCGGAGAACATGCCGCCGCCTGCGAATTTCTGGAAGTGGCCATCAGTGAACATTCCACCGGTGTAGCCACCCTCCTTCTTCGTCTTCTCCACGACGGTGAAGCTCTTGTCCGCGATCTTGAAGTTGTTGATGGAGCGGAGCACCGGAGTCGCCTGGTCGTTGACCGATGCGGTGCTCTTCTTGTCGTTCAGCTTCTTGCGGTTGACGGCGTCTACCTTCGGTCCGGCTTTGTCGGTCGAATCGAGGGTGTTCTTCTTGTTGTTGAGCTTCTTCGCGTTCGCGGCGTTCGCCTTCGGCGTTGCCCTGTCGGTGGAGTCCAAGGTGTTGCGCTTGTTTAACAGTTTCTTCGCGTTGGCCTTGTCTACCTTCGGCGAGGCGTTGTCCTTCGCGTCGAGTCTGGCTGTAGACTTCTTGCCGTTGAACTTGTTGACGTTCGCGGAGGCGGTCTTGGCTTTCTTGGACGCCTTGTCGGTCGCATCCAGTGTGGCCTTGACGTGGGTCTTGTTGAAGGCCTGCATCATCTTCTGCGCCTTCTTGGCGCTGGCGGTGGCCTTCTTGTCTTCGGCTTCGAGCTTTGCCTTGGCGATCTTCTTATTGAATTTGTCGACGTTGGTCTCGGCGGTCTTGGTCTTCTTCTTGGCCTTGGAATCGTCAACGTCAAGCTTCGCCTTGTTGTTGTCGGCGGTCTTCTTGATGTTGTCGATGGAAGCCTTGATGCTGTCCGAACTCAGACCCCAACGGTCTGCCAAGGCGTTAGCGGCCTGTTCGCTCATACCCGAGGCTTCGGCCTGCCTGATGATCGCGTCACGCGCGTCCTGCAGCACGCCGTTCGCACGTTCGATCTCACCGCTACTGAAACCGGTGCTCTCGCCCTGCTTGAGAATCTTCTCCGCAGCGTTTTGGGCGCTGCTGGCGATGTCCTCCAAAGCCTGCTTGGTCTTGGTGCCCTTCTCGGAAAACCTGTCAAGCAGGTTTCCGCTCTGGTCGAACACCACGCCATTGTCCTTGCAGGTGTCGGACAGTTCGCCGATCTTTTGGTTCAGCTGGTCAACCGCCTGGTCTGCAGTCAGGTTGCCGGACTCCAAACCAAACAGCGCCTGGACAAGATCATCGATTTGGCTTGACGCGTCCGAAGCGGAAGAGCCAAGCTCTTTGTTCGCGCTGGCCGCTTCCTTCGCTGCCGACGCAGACTTTCCGTCGGCGTCCACGGCGTTCTTGGTTGCGGCGGTCTTCTGCTTGGTCTGCTCCTTGGCTTCCTGATATGCCTTGGCCTCGTCCTTGATGCTGTCGCGCATCTTCTGGGCCACGGCCATCTGCGAATGTCCCTGCTTGCCGTATTCCTTCAACGCGGCGTTGACCTTATCGGACGCGGCCTTGTTGCCCATGGCGGCGCTGGTCATGTCGGTCAGGCTGACTTTCGCCTCGCCCATCCAGTGCGTCATGTCCGCACCGGCGAAATTCATCTGCTGATACGAGGCTGCGATTGTTTCGCTGATGCTGCTGCCGGATTCCAGAGCCGACTGCAATTGCTCCGTGGCTTCCTTGGCCTTCTGCTGGCGGCTAATGAAGGCGCTCAGTGCGGCCCCGGCCACGGTCAGGGCGATGCCCCACGGGCCGCCAAGCAGGCTCATGACACTGCTGCCGACCGCCTTGAAACCAGCGGTCTTCAACTGCGCTTTGGAAGCGGAAGTTCCGAACGCCTCCATCTGCTCGGAAGCGCTCATCGAAGACGCCCTGAACATCTGGAATGCGGTCTGCGCGGATCCGAGCGCCGTCTTGACTCTTTGGATCGGGTCGATGGCCAGGCCGATGTTGTTGGCCATCGTGCTGGTGCTGCCGTTGAGATTGCCCGCGGCCTTGTGCACGGCTCCGAACACGCCGGCCAATGATGCCATGACCACGATGGTCTGCTGCGCTCCGGACGGCAATCCCGCGAACGCGTCAACCAGCGTATCCAAGCCCTGCACCATCTTGCGCAAAGGCCCCTGAGCGCCTTCGCCGACGGAGATCATCAGGGATTCCATCGAACCGGAAAGGTTTTCGAGGTCGCCTTTGAGGTTGTTGTTCTTCGCGGCGGCCTGTTCGGCGGCGTACCCGCTTTCGGATACGGCCTTGGTCCATTTGTTGACGCCGGATTCGCCGGCCTCGTAAAGATAATTCGCGGCTTTGATGGCATAGCTGCCGAAAATTGTCGCGTTCGCCTGGTTGCGCTGCTCGTCGGTCAGGTTCTTTTCGGCCTTCTGCAATTGGCCGGCGAACTTCGCCATGCCGATGAAATGATGTTGAGCGTCATATGCGCTGATGCCCAATTCCTTCATCGTATTGGACGCTTCGGCGGACGGTGCGGCCAGCTTCATCAGCATGCTGTTCAATTGGGTGCCGGCTTCGGCGCCGATGGTGCCGTTCTGCGCGAAAAGCGCCAGAACGCCGGTGGTCTCCTGCACGTTCATGCCGAAACTGTTCGCCTGGGCGCCGCAATTGTTCAACGCCTCGCCGAAATCGGAGACATTGCCGACGGCCTTGCCGGCGCCAGCCGCCAAAGTATCAGCCACCTGAGAAGCCTGAGACCCTTTCAGATGGAACATGCTCAACGCGTTGGCCATATATTCAGCCGCATCCCCAACAGCCATTCCATCGGACGCGGCCAGATTCAAAGCGCCAGACAAGCCGCCGGTGAGAATATCCGTGACGCTCATGCCGGCCTTGCCGAGATCGTTGATCGCGTCGGCGGAATCGCTGGCGCTGTACACGGTGCTCGCACCGGCTTCAATGGCGGCCGCGCGCAGCTGGTCCATTTGGGCGCTGGTCGCTCCGGTGTTGGCCTGCACGGTGCTCATCTGCTGGTCGAAGTCTGCGGCCATCTTCACGGCGGCCACGCCGAAAGCGGCCACGGCCAGTCCGGCGGCGGTCATACCACTGGCGATGAGCGCGGACTTGCGTCCAGTGTTCTCCATGCCGGACGCGACGCTTCGCGCGGTCGATCCAGCGCGGGTCATTGATGCCTCGTAGGATGCGGTGTCGGCCATCAGTCGGATGACGATGTTCTTGTTCTCGGCCAAAGCATCCTCCTAAATGTCAGCAGGTCAGATGCGCGGTCAACGCGTTCGCCGCGGGATTGTCCCTGCCATTGTTGTCAATCCACTGTTTCATGGCCTGCTGCATGTGCGCGGTGGCCCAGCAAACGCTGGTTTCGGCATGCAATGTAAGTTCGGCCTTCGGGTCTTGGCAGATCGAACGCGGCAAGCCACACAATGGGCACAACGAACGTTCGTATTCCGCCAACGAGCGCATCCAATTACGCTCCGTCTCATCCCATTCGACCTCATCGCCCTCACTCGGACGCCAGCCCATAAAACGCTTATAAGAGATGCCGAGCTGGCGGCAGATCTTAAGATCCTCGACTAGTTGCGGAGAACCTGCGAGGCGAGGTCGAATGCCGCTTTTGGGTCCGCTGCTGTGCCGTTCAGTTCGGCGATGGCCTGCCAGATCGGCGTGAACTGGCCATCGGTGAGTTCGTCGAACAGATTGCGCCACGCCTGTTCGGTCTTGTCCTCGTCGGCCACCGGCTTGCCGCCGATGGTCGCGGAATCAAGCATGAGCGGCAATGCCGCGGCGGCGGTGCCGAACATGTCGCTCGTGCCGTTGTCATTGCGGTGCGCGGCCAATGCCTGCGCCCACTGGCTTACCGGCAATGCCCGCAACGTGAGCTTCAACGTCTCCGCATCCGCCTGTTCGCGCAGCTCTTCGATGCGCCGCGCGGTGGCCTTCGCCTGCCGGTTCGTCCCAGCCTCCGTGATTTGTTCGCGCGTGGTCTCCTCGGCCAGCGCATCACCCAATCTGGCGATGTCCTCGGCGGTCTGCTGGTTGAGGATGACATCGACCTCGCGCGTGCGCCTGACGACTTTAAGCATTGTTGTTCCTTCGCTCTAATATTCATGTTCCTTTGCCGGAAAAGAGAAAAGAGGGTCCCGCACCGGCGAAAGGGACGAAAGTCCGGTGCGGGAAGAATCAATCAGGCGACCTTCACGTTCTCCGCCCAGCCGGGAGCACGAACGGAGAAATTGACCTTGCTGCGCAGGACGCTGTTCGCGGCGATCGCCATCTTGGCGCTCATGCCGATGCGGACCGCGTACACGTTCACAATGTCGCCGGCGACAAAAGTCTTATCCGTCTGCTTGCCGTAGCGACGCACGAAATAGCCCTCCGCGCCCTCGATCAAAGTCCCCATTGCCACGTTCTGCGTGGAATGCGAAGTGTTGGTGTTGTCGATGACCTCGACGTTCGGGCCACTGATCTTCTTGCGTCCGGGATTCTCGTAATCCTGCGCGCTGTTCTCGCGCTGGTCGGAGATGGACTCCTGCGACGGAGTGCAGCTCCACCCGCCTAATGTGACGTAGTTGGACAGGTCGGTTCCAGCGTTGATCTCTGCAGCGGTCGGCTTCTGGATGTTTTTGATGGACGGCACCCAGATCGTGTTGACCAGACCGTCTGCCGGTGTGGAAGGAACTTCGGTTCCCAGAGTCAAAACCATGACTACTCCTTAAATATTTGGGGTCACATGCGTGACCAGTTGAATTTGAAAGTCAGAAGACGGCACTGGTAAAGCAGCGCCGTGTCCTCTGCGGTGAGTCCGGCCGCGTAAGCGCCGGAGTCGGAGAACAGCGTCAGACAGCCGGTGTCGAAACCCTGCGCGACGAACCTTTTGCCAGCAAGTCCTGGAATCATGAGGTCATCGGCCAGCACGTTGACGGAATCGGCCGTGGTGCTCACGATGCGCACCAGCAAAGTGCCGATGCCGCAATGCATATGCTGCGTTTCGCCGACGATATGGCCGTTGGTCGTGACCGTTTCGATCACCCACGGCGGCTTCTCCGTAGGCTTAGGCGCCGTCTGCCGGTACACGGCCCAGCCCGTCGCTGGCTTCGGGATATGGTCGAGGATCGTGTCGGTCAACGTCATGATCGACTTCATTCAGACCACCTCCACGGCGGCACGCGCCACGTATTCCGCAAGCTTCGGCAATTCTTCCTCGCCATGCTCGTAGAATCGGTGCGTTCCACCGCCCCTCGCGGTGCCGAAGAACGCGATGTTCGCGAGCGAACCCGCTCCGCCCTTCGTCGGGCCGATCTCGGCGGTGATACGCCCAGCACCCTCCGAAACGGTGTAGGTGATGGGGATGCGTCGAAATGCCTTGTTGCCTGAGCCGGAGAGGTCTTCGCGAATGTCGTTTTTGACGTTCTGCGCACCTTTCTTCACGACCATGGTGATGGCCGCGCGGCGGGCGACTCCTTTGGAGAGCAGCTTGTCGGCGAAGGCGGTCAGCTCGGACGCGTCGAACAGGCTTGTGACGCTCATGCGTCCTCCTTCACGTTCCAGCGGCAGGCCGTCGCCCACGACTTCTCCGATTGGGGGGAAATCATGCGATAGCGACGGCCCACCAGTTCCGGATTCGCCGACTTCGTGACCGTGACAAGATCGCCGTTGCGCAGGCTGGTCCCGAACGGGAAGTGGATGTACAGCGACCAGACCAATGAGACGGCGCCCATCGCCTGAGCCGCGCTGCCTTCCGCGTTCTCGGACGCAAGGCCACCAGAGGTCTGCACCTTGCACTTGCCCGCATACACCTGCTCCGTGTCGGTGTTCGGCAGTCCCGTGTCCGGATCCGTTGTGGTGACTCCGGGGCGGGTGACGACGCATCGGTCGGTCATCAGGCATTCCGCGTTGGCTCTGGCCTTTGCGAGAAAGGATGCGCTGATTCTCATCGGAACACTCCAATCGAACTGACGTTCGCACCGAAGCGATTGCGCAGGCTGCGCTTGGTCGCTTCCGGCAGTTCGGTCACGTCGATTTGGGCGGCATCGCCTTGCGCGTATCCGACCTGTGCGTCGTCGACACGTTCGTAGCTGACGCCGACGTGGGCGCCGGGGCCTCCGTCCTCGAGCTGGTGGAGTCCGGCTGCGACGTACGAGCAGACCAGTCTGACGATATCGGCTGGTATCGGATTCCAGCCACCCGTGAAGGTGACTGTCACGACCGACGGGATGCGTCCGAAGGGGCTCCACGGCTCTTCGCGGTAGAGTGCGGATCCGAGGAGCCGCCAGTCGTCGACGGTCTTGCCGTCGATGAGCACCTTGGAAACGCTTCTGACGGCCCTGCATGGCAGGTCGAGTTTCCTGGACTGTTCTCCGGGGATGTCGACGGTCCATTCGCCGAGGGTGATCGGACAGCCGGCGGCCGAGCGGACGGCTTCGGAGACCGAGTCGAGCAGACTGGTTGCCGTCTGCTCATCGGTCACTTCGATGCCGTTATGTTTCAGGTCGTCCAAGGTGGCCAGTGCGGTCATTTCAGCCTCCGATCATCGGACTCGACTACTTGCCGCTCTTCTTGCCTGCAGCAGCATCCTCTTCACCGTCGCTGTCTCCGGTGGTACCGCTCACGACAGGGGTCTGCGCATCCTGCAGGGAACGACCGGTGGCGGTGGAGAGGTTCAGGGTAATCTTGGTCAGGCACTCGGGGCGGATGACCTTGGCGCCGTACAGGTCGAGGCCGCGCACCATATCGGCGAAGTCGGTCTGCATGCGCATAGCCTCGACGTTGCTGACCTGCTGTGCGAAGGTGACGGCAGCGTTGGTGCCGGCGAGAATGGACTGCGTGTCCGGGCTGGCGGACTTATGCGGCACATTGTTGGACTTCACTACGGTGAAGCCGCGCACCTGGCCGACCACGCCGTTGAGCAGCGTATTATGGCCCGCTTCTGTGCCTTCGACGAAGCGGGAGTCCTGCAGCAGCAAGGCGTAGAAGTCTGGGCTGACGACAAGCCAGCGGCCCTCGTCGGACACGTTCTGCACGTCGAGCTTGCGTCCGGCTTCCACGACGGCGAGATATGCGTCTGCAGGGGTGCCGACGGACACGGTCTTCGCCGGGGTGTCGACGGCCGTGTCCATGAGATTGGAGATGTAGTTCTCCACGTTCTTCATCATGTTGTAGGCGGCGGAATTGGTGAACTTTCCAGTCATGTCCGCCTTGGCCTGAGCCTTGTCGAGGTCGTTGACCTTGAAGGCGAAATAGTCGGACTGATTGATTTCAAGAACGGCTGCTTCCTTGTCATTGACATCGTCGACGGTGATCGCCTGGCCGCGGACGTACTTGTGCACAGTCACGTCGTCGTATCCGGTGATGTGTACGGTGTCGCCGGCCTCACGGATGTCGCCCTCATAATCGCGGTTGCACAGGCTCGGGAAGACGAGCTTCGCGCGCAGGGCTTCGAGGATGGCGGCGGACCATACCTCGGGAATGAAATTGGTGATTGCCATTGCTGGTGGCCTCCTTACTTGCTGCGGCCTGCGAGCAGGTCATCCAGACGGCCCTTGCGGCGCGCCTCCTCGATCTGCTTCGGGGTCATGTTCTTCAGATCGTCCCTGGTAAGCTGTCCCGCCTGATGATCGCCATCACGGGCGCCTGACGGTGGGATGATTCCCGCCAGACCAGCCTTGTTCCCGCCTTGCGCGAGATACGGGTGTGCCGTGACCAGATCGTCGATTTTCTTGGAAATCACGTTCTGGTCGTATCCTCCCTGATCGTCAGCGGTCAGGTCGGAGAAATCGATAAGCTTCAACGCGTCGCCCGGATTGATAAGCTTGCCGGTCGCTGCTGCGGTGACATTCGCCTGGAGCACCTGCTTCTGCAGTCCGGCTATCGTGGCCTGCGCGGATTCGAATTCCTTGCCACGCTGCTCCCAGTCGGCGACCTGCTTCTCCAAGTCGTCCACGCGGTCGGCCTTCTCATAGGCAGCCTTGAGCTTCGCCTCTAGGTCGGTGTTGACCTTCTTCTGGCCGAGGAACTTGTCGTGCCAGTCGACGTGCGGCTCCTGCGCGCCCGGATCGCCGGTGTTCGGATCCTGCTGCTGTCCATCGGACATGATGATGTTTCCTTCCTTTTACTGGATGTATTTTTCGCCGTTGCTGGAAAGCCAGCGACGATACGAGTTCTCGGCCTTCGCCAGCACATCCGGCGTGACCGGACTGCCTGGCTGATAGGGATTGTGGCCGTCCAAAGCGGCCTCGTAGCGGAGCCGCGCATTGAGCAGACGCTTCTGCGCCTCGGTCAGGTCCTCATGCCGTCCCTGACGGTATCCGTTGTCGTGCAGCCATTGGCTGCGGCGAAGCTCCGGCACCTGCTCGCGCCATTTGTCGGGCAGGATGTAGCCCTCGCGCTTCAGAAGTTCGATGGTCTGCTCGCGAGGGAGGTTGAAGCTGTAGATGCCTTCCGGCGTGAGCCTGCGCCTCTGGCGTTGGCCGTATTCGTATTTGCGGATCATGCGGCTCCACCCGTAGCGGCTGGTGCCTTCGGACGTTGTCATACTGATGTTGCCGCGTCCGACCGGCCGCATGCCTCGATGCGCGTTGACGACCTGGTAGATGTCGGCGCCGTCCCTGATGGCCTGCGCGTCGGCATGTCCGAAGACCTTGTCCTGCTCCGCCTCGCTCATGCCGTTGAAGCGGTCCATCGGCGATGTGATCCAGCCTTGTTTCTCGGCCTTGTCCTTGCCTTTGCAGGGGATGGTGCGACCGTGGCATTTCGGATGACGAAGGAAGTCGTTGTTGTGCCGGAAGTATTTTCCGGCGAGGATGGCGCATCGTGGGCAACAGTCGGGTGATTCGACGCGCACGTAGCCGACGCCGGAACGCTGGGTGATGCTGACGCCCATCGCGCTGATTGACGTGTCCTCGATGGCCTGCATGGCCATCTGGCGAAGCGTAGCACGACCTGCCATCATGGCATCGGATTCACCCATGCCTGACTTGATGGCCGACAAAGTGCGCGTCACCGGGATATCGAAATATGATTCGAGGTCGATGCCGCTCGGTGCGAAACCCGTCCCGAAGGCAAGGGGATTCGCAATACCGTCAGGGCGCACGTAGTCGCCCTGTTCGGCGAGCATCAACGTGGACGAGTCCATCGCGTCGCTCGCGGCGCGGGTCTGCAGTGTGGCGAAGAGCGTTAGGAAATCGGCGTTTGTCCGATTCCAGCTGTCACGCACCCGTCGCGGATCCACGCCCTTCCATGTTTTGTCCGCCGCCTTCACTGCCAGCAGGCAGAGTCGGGCCAGTGTGTTGCGGCTGTCCGACAGGCTCTCCAGAGTCACCGTCATCAGATGCACCTCCGACCTGCAGGCTTCGTGCTATCTCAGCCATCTCCGGATCGTGATTCTCGTCGTCCACCATGCGCATGATGCGTTTGATGTCCTCCGGACTCTGGCCCATCTGCTCTGCTATCCACTGCAGGGGGTAGCCGAGCTTCTTGTATTTGAGCATCGCGTCGGCCATCAAGGCCTCGGACCGGTATTGCGGTGTGGCGAACACGACTTTTGAATCCTCGAGGATGCGGGCGGATTCATCGTCGTCCTCGAGCGTCATGGCCATCTCGCACAATTCGCGCACCGGCTGGCGCATGAAGCTGATACGCTCCAAGGTCTTCGACACGAGTCCGGCTTCCGCGACCTCGTAGCCGGTGGCCGGCACCTCGGCGTTCGTCAGCAGATAATGGCCAGGAGTGCGGGTCTCTGCCGCGATGTGCTCGACGGCTTTTTGGATGATCGGCAGGAACGCCTGCAGGTTGCTGGCGGTCCATTCGCCGATCGACACGTTGTCGCCGGTGATCTGCATTATGCGCTCCATGACCTGCTTGTCGAGGTTCACGGGGCGTTCGCCGACCTGCTCGCCGGTTGCCTTGTCGAAGACCGGCTCGGACAGCGAATCGCCGCCGAGAATGACCCTGGCGGGCATGGACGCGAAATCCAAAGCATTCAAGGTGTATGCCCAGCAGACGTTGACGGCGTCCTGCATCGATTCGACCTGCTCCACATCGCTGATAGGCAGGTCATCCAGGAGCATCTGATTGCGGAATTCGACCAATGGCACGCGTCCGAGCGGGTTCGCGCGCGCCGAATCCGGAACGAACCGCCAACCCTCAACGCCCGGTGGAAGACGATTCCTCTCATCGTCGCCGCCTGCACGCACACGAACCACGTCGAACACCATGTCCGGCAGCAGCAAAGTGCCGAATTCATGCTCCTCGTCGTATCTGACCAGGAGTCCTGCGTCGACCTCACCAGTGAGCGGATCGTAGTGCACGGCCGCGCTGTCCGGGTGTTCGAAGCTGATGCGCGCTCTGCCGTCCGGCATCGACGTGACCAAGCCGAAAGCGCGTCCGGTCGTGGTCATCATCAGCGCGCTCTCCTGCAGCTTGCGGTCGCAGTCGTTCCGTTCCCACACGCGCATCACATGCGAGTCCAATTCGTGATCGTCATATGGGATGAAGCCCTTGAAGTGGATGCGTTCGACAGGCGCCTGCGCCACAGGCAGACACCAGTTGTCGGCGAAGCCGGAAAACCTATCCGCCATGTAGCGTTTGAATTCGTCGGATGCGAATTTCAGGGTGCCGCGCTTGCCGCGCACGTAATCCGTGTGCTTCCTGATGTCCGGCCGACGGTTCTCGATCTTCAGGGCGAGCAGGTTCGCCATGCGATTCACGTCATCGGCGGTACGAATCATTAGAACCCCCTAGTAGTAGAACCAGTCAGCAGGTACGCCTTGCGTTTCCTGCCCCAACCGGCGGCGCGTGCATCACATGCCGCCTCATGCGCCAGCACGCACGTCACCGCCGCATCGATTTTCCGCGTCTGCTTCGGCTTGCCCAACCCGTAGCGTTCGCCGGATTTGGCGAAGCGTCTTGCGTTGCGCATGTGCGTGATGGTGATCGGGCACCCGTCCTGTGTGATCGCGTGATGCTGCAGGTCGGATTCGAAGCGTTTCAATGCCTCCCATACGGCGGTGATGCGGCTGGAGCCGCTCATCGCCCAGGGAATGAACTTCTTTGGGCCGTATCTCGTGTCCCACGCCTCGATCTGCGATTCCCACGACACCTCGTCGCGGAAACCGGGGTCGCAGTAGGCGCGGATAACCTTGTATCGGTCGTTGAGCTCGTCCATGGCGGCATTGACCTCGCTGCGCGGGATGCGTCCTCCCCACGTCTTCGGATTCCAGATCGTCGGACGGCGATCCTCGCCGTACCGTGGCGTGAAGATGAAACCCTCGCGCGTCTCGGCCTTGATGCATGTCCAGTCGTCATTCTCGGAGCCGTCGAAGCCAAGACACACTTCGGTGCCTTTTGGCGGGTTCTCAAGCCAAAGCTCATGTTCCTGCATAGCAGCTCTCCCAGAGTCCATCCTCGAGCCATGCTCCACCACCCTGCACCATTCGGTTGCCGAAGAAGCGTTCCGCCTGTGCGGGATCCTTCTCCATGAGCGCCTCGGCCTCCGCTTCGACGGAATCCAAAGGCACCCACGGGCTTCCGGCGTAGACCCATTCGAGGATCTTGCGGCGTTCGCGCCGGTTGTTGAAGCTGTATGGCGTGCCGTCCTTGTGCCGCAGGTCCGGGTTCAAATCGGGGTTGCGGTAGAAGATCCACACGTCCTTACTGCCCAATTCGAACTGCTGTTGGGCGTAACTGTTTTCCCCCGGGTCGTAGGCGTTGGTCCAGAAGTGCGTCCTGCCGCCCATGCCTGCGGCGCCGCGGCGTTGGGTGTCGGCCACGTCGAGCATGCCATTCGATTTGGTGTACAGGCCGGCCTCGTCCTGTTCCGCATCAGAAATCGGATTACCCAAACGGCTGGTTGCCGAGGCGGTCACCACATCGATACGGTCGAGATCGAGATCATCGTCGTCAAGGTTGATTCCGGGGCGAAGGATGCGAATGAACCCCTCGCGCACCTTGAGCAGCTGTTTCAGCGGACCAAGCCTGATCATGGCGACCAATGGACGGTAGGCGTTGCGCACCTGGTCCTCGGAGTTCGCGGTCAGCTGTATCAGCGGCGATGGATGGCGCATGCCCTTCGGCTCGCCCGGATTGTAATGGTAGCCCCATCCGCAGGGGCAGCCGTTGTCGGAGCAGCGGTACACGTCGCCGGGCTTCGCCCAACCGGCGAACACGACCGGACCGCAGGCTTCGAGGATGGCGCATGAGGCCTCGGTCGGCCCCTTGCCTGTCTTCTGCGGGCCAATGCAGCCGGTCAGACGATATTGGAAGGCTTGGTTGAGAACCAGTGGATTGTCCACCGTGACCTCTTCGGGCGGGATGAATTCCGCGTCCTCGCGCACCCTCCAGCGGTGTGCGGCGTACCAGAACTGCCAATCTGACCAGCAGAAGGGCTTGCCGCGGAGAATACCGTCCGGCTGGCGCACGTGACGCCGAACCCACGCATCCTGCAGGTCTGCGAGCGTCGGGAAGTCGATGATCCAGTCGTCGGCCATGTCACGCCCTCAGGCGTCGTGGGAACTGGACGATCTTGGTGTCCATGCCGCTCTCGGACGCCTCCGCGTCCGAGGCGGGCACCTCGTGGGCGGCCATGTCGACGTTGTCCTCGGAGATCTTCCAGCCGAGCGCCTGTAATCCAGCCTCGGACAGGCCTATCCGGTCCTCGAGCCTGATCTTCACGGCCACGTCGGCCGCCTTGGCCGACGGGCTCTCGCACACCACGCATTCGCGGACATACGAGGCGATCTGGTAATGCAGATACTTCAGCTGCGGCTGTTTCCACGCGCGCGCCTGCGGCAGACGCCACAACTGCCTCCACAGTTCGGCCTCCCGGTCATTCCACGATTCCGAACCGGCCCTGTCCTCGATCCATTCCTGCGAGTCCTTGTCGAAATAGCGGATCACGTAAGGCGGCAGCGGAAACTTCGGCGGCCGGCCCTTGTATTCCGTGTTCGGCAGACTGCGCAGCGTGTATCCCCTGCGTTCGCTCGCACCGCTCGACGGATCCGGCATCGGACCGGATCTGACGCGTTTTCCTCCTCTTGGCATGTCTCCTCCATCGTCGGACGGCCTCGCGCCGTTCCTTCGCTGTCGGCGGCCGGGCCTTTCGCCCGCCCCCCTCTGAAACTTTTGAACCCTCCGCACCTCGGAGACAGCTCTCCGGCGGTTCGCTACCCAAACTTTTAGGGGGTATCCCCGTGGGTGTTTTGACGGTTTGCTTCCGTTTGTTTTGCAACGGTTTTTTGTTTGACTCACTTGCTGCTGCGATGAGTCGCGAATCGAATCGAAAAGACTTGGTCGCTTTCGTCTTTCGTGTCGTTCGACGTGAGTGGCTGGCGTTGTCGGCTTGGCTTCGATGGAATGTTTTGTTTTGGTGCCGAAGCCTGTGTGTGTCAGCTGAGGTTTTGTCTGTTGTTGAAGCCTGAAGGTTTCGTCCTTGCGGTCTTACTGTCGTGGCAGCGCTTGCACAGGCCGCGCATGCGTTGCGGGTCGTTGGGGTCCAGGCCTGCTTCGACGAGCTCGATGCGTTCGATCGGCCAATGGTCGGCTATGGTGCTGGGGGCACCGCATAGGCCATGGTGCCTGCCGCATCCGTCCGGCCCGTCGCCGGGACAGACGCACCGCGGGTCCCTTGCCAGCACGCGGGCGCGTGCGAGGCGATGCGCTTTCGACGTGTATGGATTGCGGCCTCGTGTCCGGCGCTTGTCTTTGGCTTTCCTGCATTCGTCGCACAGTGAGCCGGAGGAGACCAGGTGTGGGCAACCGGAGGTGGAGCATACCTTGTACATCAATCCCCCATCATCACGTAAGCACGGGATTGGCTTGCCTGCCACTGTTGGTGTATGCCCACTCTGACGTGGAGTGGGCGGAGCGTGTCCGATATGCCGTTCGGACAGGACGGTGTTACGTAGCCCAAGGAGTTAGGAGAATCCAAGGTGGATATGAAAAGGGTTCAAACCAAGTCACCTCGGTTTGAACCCTCTAATCCACTGACAATTATGCCTTGCACTTCGAGAAACGTCAAATCGAGTCGCGTCGGGAAAGCTGCCTGTGCACGTCGGCGAGACGGTAGAGCGGCTGTCCCTTCCCGTTCTTGCCGGCTGGTTGGATCCTGCCACGACTGCGCCACGAGTAGATCGTGTTCACGCCGCATTGGAACCCGCATTCGCGCAGGAGTTCGGCGCATTCCCCTGCCGTGAACGCTTTGCCGGATGCGATGCACTCTTTCAGGAAGCCGAGCCGCACGTCCACCACGCGGTAAGTGCCGCCGCATACGGGGCAGGTGACCTCGACCGCGTCGATGGGCGCCGACAGTTCGACACCGCACAATGGGTTCGGGCATCTGCCGATGCCGTGCTTGGAAGGCGGCACGTCGATGATGGACAAGGTCTTGCGCGCCAAGGATTCCCAGTCGTGCCAGATGATGTCGATGTCCGGAAGCCGGTTCAACCGTGGACATGCGGCGCAGACGCTCAAACATTCCAGCAGGGACGGGTGGATCCGGCCGTTCGCCCATGGCATCGCCGATGGCGCGTACAGTCTGCGCCACAATGCGACCGCCATGTCCCCGACCTCCTGCATGTGGTCGAGCACCGGCAATCGGATTGGCGTCGGCGCGGCTGGAAGGTTGACGCGTCCAGGCTGGCGGCCTCCGTAGTGCGCGGTCGAGTCCAAGAACTCATGCAGCGAATCCAACCATGATGGATATTCCCGCAGCCAGCCGCGCATCAGCCCACCGCATTTCGCGCACATGGTGTCGCCGACAGCGCATCCTCCGCCGCAGACGAGGCACACACCGGCGAGCGCTGGTGTTGTTTGGCTGGTGTTTGTTGTGGTGTTGGTGGTGGTTGGTTGGGATTCGTTGGTTGGTTCGTACATTTGTTCGATTCCCTCCGGCGTGGTAGTCTGGTTTGTGGTAATGCCAGAGCCCGGCCGGAAGGTCGGGTTCTTTGTTTATTCGGTGGCGGAGTCCTGTTTTTCGAGGTGGACGTGTTCGATCTTGGCTCTATGGCGGAGCAGATTGGCGTATTCATCCATGACGTCAAGCTGCCTGCTCAACAGGCTGATCGGACAGACGGGCTCGAAGTCAAGCGTGCCATCCGCATACCGCTGCAGCATGTCCCTGAGCTTGTCGGCGCGGCCGGTGAGCTCTTGGTATTCGACGCGCATGCGCTCCTTGTAGTCGCTGGCGGTGGCGCCGTCCGCTTGGTCGGCCGCGGATAGCACTTCGATGGCTTGGCGCAGGTATCCGTCGCGGATCCATTCCGGTGCGGTCTGCCATTCCTTGTGGATGCTTTCGGTGGAGTCCTTGCGGAGTGCCCATTTGAGCCCGAACAGACGTTCGGCGGCGGCTTCGGTGCGGCCGTCGATTGGTGGCAGTGGCGGTTTGAGTGTTTCCTTACTCATGGTTTCCTCTTTCCTTGGTGGGATGATTTTCGGCCGATTCCCAGATGCTGTGCCAGAGCATCCGGATGATCCATTCGGGCATTTCGGTCCAGATGGTCAGATGCGTCGAGACGGCTGTGGCTTTCCACCACCTGCTGCAGACGACGCAGTGCTGCAGGCGGTGGCGTGGGAAGGTGCTACGCCCTGGTCCGATGCCGTTGCTGGCGCAGATGGCGGTTCCGAGAGCGTTCCGGCACAGATGTGGCGTCCGGTCTTTCATGCGTCGGCCTCCGATTGGGACAGGCGCCACCGCTCGAAAAGACGGTAGGCATCCAGCGAGATGGTCCGGATAGGACTGAATTTCAGCCGCCACATGCAGTCGGCGCACACCTCCGAGGCGGTCTTTGCCTGATCCATATAGGCAAGATGCACGGCATAGACCGGACTGGACACCCGCCTGCGACACAGATCGCACGTATGCATATCCTGCGCGACCAACTCATCACGCTGACACTGGAACGGGTTCCGCGCGTCCCGCTCCTCCACGGCATCGGCGAGCGCCTCACGAATCTTGTCCCTGGCGAAGGTGTAGGCGTTGGATCTGATCGTCGCGCATTCCTCGAGGGGCCTATTGCCATAACGCTGCCCGGCGCTCGCGGCCTCGAGTTCCTGGGCGATGAGTTTGTTGAGCACGTCGATGGCGATGTCTGCGTCGCTGTTTCTCATTTTGTTTCCTCCTTGGCTTTGACGCATTCGGGGCAGAGGCTGTCGTTGGGGTCGGTGGAGTTGAGCTGCCATCCCTCGTATTCGAGCCGATGCAGCGGTCCGACGTCCCACTTGCGGCATTCGCGGCATGAGAGATGGTGGTGGTTCGGGCAGAGGCTGTCGTCTGGGTAATCGCGGTCGATGTGCCACCCATCGGCTTCCAGTTCGTCAGGTGCTCCACTGTCGGTGATGTCGCAGTCATGGCATTTGACGTGCCAGTGGAGCGGGCAGTAGTGTCTGCCTTGGAGCTCGTCGCATTGCCAGCCGTGGTCGGCGGCCTCGTTGTCGGCGTCCTCGTAGGTCGCGTCATAGACGGAAAGGCTTGTGTGGCACTCGTCGCAGACGACGAACAGCTCATGGATTTCCTGGTAGCTCATCGCTCAGGATCCTTGTCCGCTCCGCTCACATGGGCCCAGTCGCAGGACAGGCCGGCCTGCTTGCCGTTCGTCGAGTAGACGATGCAGTCCACTTGCCTCGTGTCGGTCAGGGTGACGACGCATTCCGTGAATACGTCGGCCCCGGCGGAGCACTGCGAGTCGACGGACCTGACCGCATGCGCTGGCGTGGAAGGCTCCGACGCGCTCCCGCATCCTGCGAGCGCGGTGCAGAGGGTGAGGGTGATGGCGGTAAGTGTGGCGCAGATGGTGTTTCTCATTGGGTTTCCTTTTTCATGTGTGTGGTCCAGTGGTTCCATTGGTTATTCCTTTCCGTAGATGGCGAGGCTTCTGATGCCGTCGCCCATGCTGTTGGAACATGTGTTCGGATCATGGTCGATAATGTCGTTTCCGATGCCTTGGAAGCGGAGGGTGGCCGTGCCGTCCGGCCAGCGGATGAGTTCGAGCCGGCCGTCGATGACGACATCGTCGTCGGTGCGGGCGATGCAGCGGCGGGCGGTCTGGAGGGGGCGGTGGGGGGTCGGCCCCTTTTTGCGGGGG